CGGCTGTAAGAGCGCGAGGAGCAGAGTAAGGAACTGTCTGTGCGTAGGTGACACCTTCGTAGACTATTGATTGTTGCTGAGTTTGACGAGGTGCCTGTGCGGTGATGCGACGAGGGCCGGTGGTAGCCCGGTTAGGCTTCTTACTATCCTTGGAGAATAGTCCCACGTGTTACTCCTCGTCGTTGGTTAACGGAGCGCTTGGTCATTATTGATCCAGGCGCGCAGTTATAAGTCCCGCTATAGCGGACAGGGTAAATATACACCCAACTAGGATAGTCATACTTGGAAATAGAGCGTATGAAAACACAACCGGGAGCGCGACCCACAACGAGACGCACCAAGGGCAGGTAAAGAAATAGCCTATCTGAGAAGAGTGCGGAGGCTTTCTATCCCAGATCCAATCACGGGCCGGAGCTAGGATCTCGTCCAAGACGATGAGCCGTGTTAGTCGGTAGACAAATAGGGAGAGGATAATGATATGCGCAACAGGCATACGCTCGATCATATATGTATCTATGTTCATTCGGTAGGGTCCTTTACTGAGTCCATTGTTATATACGGGCTCCAAGATCGCAGTCTGCTGCCGCAGGTTGAGCAACCTTGGGTCTTACGAAACGCCATAATCTTCCCTGACTCCATAAGCGCCTGGGAATCTTTTTCTTTATCTCCTGACCAGTTAAGGTTAGAAATTTTCTCGCGGAAAATTAGCCGCGGTCCTGAGTGATGATCTCCTGCCACCATAAAGATTAGCTCGCCGTGATCATTTTGGAGAATCACAACGCGAACGCGCTCTAAAAACTTGTTGCCGCTAGGTACGTGGGAATACTGCGTAGACGCGATAGTGAAATCCTCTAGGACTCCCGGCGCAATCGCAACTATGGTTGCGGGGAAGAAATCGTGAATGATCTTCATTGTGTAAGCGCCTTATCTACTCTGCGTTTCATCGCGCGATAGGTAACTCCTGAAGCACGGGCTAACTCTGAAACGGTAACACCTTTATTGTAAAGAAGTCCTGCGATACTTGTTAGTTCCTGATTTGCGGTGAAAGAAGTAGACGACGGGTTTGTTCGTGCGCGAAAGCGCCGAGCAAGAGGCGACAGGCGCGCGATACGCAACTGCTCGTCGTGCGGGATACCTGGAGACCTTGGACGCTTACGTCTTGATTTTGCCTTGGGCTGTGGCGGCGTAGGGGTCGCGGTGACGAAATCACACTCAGGCGTATCCTTGATAACCCAGGAGCGCACGGTCGAGCGACGGCGTGGAGGGTCAAACGCATCGGCTATGGACTGTAGGGTCCAGCCTGCATCGTTGAGATCTTTGACACGGCGCCATAGTTGCTCCTTGGAGAGGGAGGCTAAGAAGAGGGCTTCGCTCTTTGGTAGATCGGGTGTATGCGCCACGAGAATAATGTATCATCTTTTGAGACGAATGTGTACAAACTGCGCTTATAGTAACGTGTACAAACAAAGCAGAAACAGTACCTTTTGGTTAAAATGGCTTGGAGGTGAGAAAGGGTTATGCGTATTTTGAGACATTTTCAAAAACGTCTCCAACATTTTTTTATTTTTTCTTTAGAAAGTAAGAAAGACCGACACTCTGTATGAGTATCGGTCTTCCTTGTGAAGAAGGCTTATAGTACTACGCGTACGTGTACATCTCCTTCAAAGATCTTTGTAAAGGTATCAGCGTCAACAGATCCTGTGACATCCATTCCTTTATCAGCCTGGAAGTCCTTGATTGAAGCTACAGTCTCGTCGCCTAGCCAACCATCCTTGTCAGCGTCAGCGTCCTTGTAACCAAGTTCGATGAGTCGACGTTGCAGATGATGTACTGTCAATGACTTGCGTGCATAGACATTTTTGTATACACAGTTAGCGAGTATGACGTCATCGACGTCTTCTCCACTTACTGCGTGGCTAACCTGATGTGATGCCTTAGGTTGTTCTACAACTACAGGCTCAGGCGTTGGCTCAGGTGTAGGCTCCTCAACAATAACTTGTTCAGGCTCTACAACAGGAGCTAATACTTCTTCCTCGACTACCTCAACAGGGGCATCAACTTCAATGTCGTCTGTAGGCTCGATGTTAATTTCTTCAGTCATGTGAATACTATATTCCTATCCTGAGATTATGACTTAGGGAAATCGGCTAGCCAACGTGTTACCGCAGGCTCGACTGCATCACCGTCGTAGGCATTAGGACCTAAGCCCCATGAGCCCCAGTCCTTGCCTCCCGCAGTCATGTAGTAGGCAGCCTTGGCGTTAGCCACAGGGTCAAATAGGTCAGCCATCTTAGTGATGCCTATCTTGTCCTGGAACTTAGCCAGGCGGTCGGTGCCTAAGCTTCCAATCATGTTGATTTGGAATAGGCCGTATGAATTGTCGCCGGTGTTGGCGTTCTTGTTGTGAGAAGTGGGATGCCCCCTTGACTCACGCATGACAACTGCCCATGCTGTTTTGAGCGCATTGCCTTGAAAACCAACAGCCGCAAGTAGCTCTACGAGCTCGTACGACGTTAGTTCCTTTGCATCCTCTAAAGCTAATAAAGGATTAAGCTGCTCGATCTGTGTGATGTGCTCTGGTACTATTGTTGGACTCACCGCGGCATTGCTTGTAAGCATTGATACCGAGAAGATTCCAATTGTTATTGCCGTAATATAGGCTACGGTCGACATTGCTATTCCACGTAGTGTGAGTTTTTGCAACGCTAGTTCGCCTCCTTAGGTCGGGGATGGGACAACCCATTGAGGTTCCAATGAGCTTCTTGCTACCGCTACGCTTCTCAAGCTCGCGCTTGTCCTCTACCGCTTGCGTAGGGCCGGAGATAAAAAGGGATGACATAGTCGTATCCTTTCGTCTCTCCGTAGTAGGCTGTTTGCCTGTAGTTAACTATACCATAGTTAAAGAGAAACAGGCACCCGTAGGCACCTGTTATCTGTTTTTTATCTTCTTAACTAAATTGATGATTGCGTAGATTAACTTTATAATCAGGCGACCAAAGAAGATGGTGAATGTATTCCTTTGTGCATCACGTCTCATTTTAGATCCCTTAGTACTCTTTTGCACGAGTGTAATGATTGGGCTGTCGTGTACTAGTCCGCGTAGTGGCATTTTTACCACCTCCTTTCCTTTGATAGGTTAATTATAACACTATCTTGAAGGAAAGTAAACCCCTCCCTGGGCCCAACCGGGGAGGGACTACGTTTACACCGTTTGAGCTAGACAGGCCCAAGCCACCGCTGATAACCCAAGGGCAAGGGCAAGCGTGCCTTTATCCGGGGTTAGAAGGGCAGTAAGTACCGCTAGGATGGATAGGACAGCCGAGATAACAGCTGGCCAGATGAGGCTTTGCAGCCGCAAAAGGAATCTATCCATTAGTTACTTAGCCTTACGGGTTTTGCCCTTTAGACGATCTGACGTGTTGCGGATTGGTGTGCCGCTTTCCGCGATGAGCTTGCGAGCCTTACCGTAGGTAATACTCAGCTCTGTAGCTACTTCATCTACAGACTTTCCGGCTGCGTAAAGAGCGGCTGCCTGGTTTGATGTTATCGTTGCTGTTGTCATTGCGTTCCTTTCGTTGCTACGTAATCACACTGTGTGATTATGTATTTATTTGAGCAAATAGGACTGCTCAAGACTTTGTGCCTTTTTCAGGCTTTGGTGGCATCTTCCCATGGTTGTTGCAAAGTAGGCGACCACCCCATGGACCACGCGGTTTTACGTTGTTATCACAGTCGCTGCCGTATCCGGCCGCTTCACATTTAATCTTGCTACCTCGAGTAAAGTTATTGACCAACGAAACGATAGCTCGTTTAATCACGGAGTTGTCTATGACGAAGCCGTTTACCTCGTGACATGACCAGCAGAGGTACTCGTTCCTACGATGTGATGGATCTCTGACGGCGTTGTCGCCTCCACATTTATCGCAGGGAGTAACTCTTTTAATGTGTCTTGTTCTATCTCTGTAGTGTTCCGCACAGAGAAGGTTGTCGTCTAGCTCGTACACGAGCACGTTGGACTCAGCGCACAACGAACAGACTCCGTACACATACATCTGTTCTCGCTGGTTTGTTCCAGTCATCTGTCCTCCGTAAACGTCATTGGAATAACTATATTCCTATCTACCGTATCTGTAAAATTATATTTTTGGTGAGACTACTCCAAGAAGAGCGGTGTGCTTACTGGCAGACGCCATGTTGAACTGTGCCTCGGCGCGTGAGTCATACACTGTGGAGATGAGAAGTGTTGGAAGAACGAAGGCTACAGTTCCTGTTGCCATCGCAAAGAATCCTACGAGTGTAGGTGATGTTACGAAGATACCGATCATTGCGATAGTCCATAATCCGGCGATTACCTTTAAGGTAAATGAAATGCGGCGGTATTGAAATCCCTTGCGGCGATACTCTTTTACTGTTGACATGTTCTTATCCTTTCGTCGTTTGGCGTACAGGTTAATTATATCAGGAATATCAGGATTAAGCACCGAAGATGAAGCATAGGGCAAGGGCGATTCCTACACCGATGAACGCACCGATAGGTCCGCCAACGTCGCCGTTCTCATCTAGCCAGTCAATTACCGCTGTGAATGGATTCGTCATTTTCGTACCTTTCGTCGTTGTTAGGATAATTATAACAGGAAGATTGGGAAAATGTAACTACCTGACGCGGAAGGTGTTTCTGAGACCAGGGATCTTTCGGCCCGCAGGGGATTTGGCTGTGATCTTTCCGCCCACGAATCCAGCGGGCGGTTTGATGAGTAGAGCCGTAAGGGCGTGGACCAGTGCGTCAACGCGGTCAGGTGATTTGCCTTCGCCTGGAATCCACGAGGTCATCTGGGACTCTAGCTCCGCTAGGTACCCTATGTGGTGAACACGGTTCTGCTCGTAAGCTAGCGTGATTGGCTCAGCTCGAAGGGCTTTGCCGTATTTAGAGTGGACCTCAAGGACCTTTACAGTTGGGTCAATTGTGTTAATGGCGTTGCGCACTAACGCACCACCTTGGTTTACTTCCGCGATAACAGGGCAACCCCATTTACGCGCCATGGCTACTACCTTGTTTGCCCACACATCGGGTGAGCCTAAGATTGAAGCATCCTCAAGTACCCAGCTCTGACGTTTGTATAAGTCTCTGTCTCCTGTTGAAGCTACGACAACGATGCCGCATTCATCTCGTGGATTTTCAGCTACCGATGGGTCAACACCGATGCAACGAAGAGGAGCGCCTTGAGGCATAACAAGCTCGCGTGTCTTGTCGATAAGCTCTACAGTCCAAAGAGCTCCTTCAACGTCTGAAAGCATCTCACCGTAAAGCTCTTGCGCAGCTAGACGAGTTCCTTCATACACTCCAAGGATTCCGTCCATGTAAGCTGCAGAAAGGTTTCCGCTGTTATCCATGGTTGAGCCTTTAGTAACTATAACTTTGCCAGGATGTGCATCGGCCTCACGCAACAGCTCATATAGCAACGGCACGCGTTTCGGTGTTGTGGTAATCATAATTTTTGGATTCTTACCAAGACGAGTACCGATGCGTAAGTTCTCGAAGGCGGTAAGCCCAGCTCCATCTGGAGTCTGACGCCAAGCTGCAACCTCATCTCCCCAAGCGTGCGTGAATTGAGGGCCACGAAGAGAATCTGGTTCATCAGCTGTGAAGCATGTTGCCGTATTGCCGTTAGGCCAAGTTAGTCTTCGCTTTGACGGCTCGTATAACGGACGCTCACTTGGAGGTGTAACGTTAATAATTCCTGATTCACCTTCAACGATAACGTCACGTACGTCAGCAGCTGTACGAGCTACCAACGCAAAACGACGTTGACCGGTGTTTGTATATTTGGCTTCTTCTCTTACCCACTCAGCTGCCGTACGAGTTTTACCAGCACCGCGACCTGCGAGGTACATCCAGATATTCCACTCATCGCCTTCAGGACGTTGTTGTTCAGGACGACCCCAGAAACCCCAGTCCCATTGAAGAGCGTCTGGGTCTAGACCTGCTAGAACTTCAATACGCTCTTCATCGGACATGTCGGCGATAATTTGTGCGAGACTTTTAGCCATGTGTACTATAGTACCTTATAAAAGGAAATGTTATACGCTTATTTCACTATTAACAGTCGAGTACACCTGAGCTACTACCTGTGCCCATACCTGAGGAGTATGTGTAAGTGGCTGGTACCCACCGGCTCCTCCAATAAGAACTCTGCCCTTTGCATGCTTGTTAGCAATTTCGCCTACGATCTTTGCCGCAGCTCGATATCCAGGGTAATCAAAGTTAAGACCAGATAGAGGATCTGAATGATGTGCGTCAGCTCCAGTAGCTAGAAGAATAACATCTGGCTGAATCTCATCCGCAAGCAGCTCAATATCCTGCATTGCATCTAGAAATTCTATGTCACCGTCTCCGTTACTTAACGGGAAGTTGTAAGCTCCATTTTCTGGCTCACTCGTAAGACCAGTTCCGGGAAAGATTCCACCTTGGTGAATACTTGCCGTAACTAGATTTGGGTAAGCCCGAAGGATATTTTCAACTCCATCA